ATGCGGGGGATTTGGGGAGAGGGGAGTATAATTTATGCGAGATATAGGCAAGAATTTGAAACGTGACGATTCGGCGGGAAAAGAGAGGTGAATTTTGACGCGGCGTAAAACGGATGAGGGGAGCAACGACCCCAACTCCCGCCAGGTCGGCGGGGATCACTACAAGGGCAAGACCGTGCAGCCGTGGGACTTCATCGCGGCGAACGAGCTCGGCTTCTTTGAAGGAAATGTTGTAAAATATGTGACCAGATGGAAGGACAGGGGCGGCGTGCAGGATCTACACAAGGCGCGCCATTATCTTGATAAATTGATTGAGGTGGCGGGCGATGGCGCGCAGAACTAAGACGCCAGAGCAAGAGGAGGAAAAGCAGCGCAAGATCCACGCGGTGCTTCAGGGGATGCGGGAAGGCAAAAGCGCCTTCAAGGCGTGTCAAGCGGCGGGTGTTGCGCAGAGCACGTTCGGGTTTTGGGTGGATGAAGATCCGCAACTTGCTGTAGAATACGCGCGCGCGAGAGAGGATCTGATCGAGCGCATGGCGCAGGAGATTCTCGAGCTGAGCGACGCTGACGTGGGTATGCAGCCGGACGGCAAGAAGGACTGGGCGGCGGTGCAGAAGCATCGTTTGCAGGTCGACAGCCGCAAGTGGCTGCTCTCCAAGCTGGCGCCGAAGAGGTACGGCGATAAGATCACGCATGCCGGCGACGAAGAGAACCCGGTCAAGGCGGATATCAGCATTCGATTCGTCAAGGCGGCAGATGCCTAACATCGACCTTCCCGAATGGTCAGAGAAGCTCTTCGATGAGGACGCGCGGTACTTCGCCCTCGTCGGCGGCCGCGGTAGCGGTAAGAGCTATTCCGTCGCGTCGGTGCTTATCCTGCGCGCGGCGTCGATGAAGCTGCGCATCCTCTGCGCTCGAGAGATTCAGAAGTCGATCAAGGACTCGGTGAAGCGCCTGCTCGACGATACGATCGAGCGCGCGGGGTTGCGCGACTTCTTCGTTTCCACCGATACCGAAATCCGCGGGAAGAATGGCTCGCTGATTCTGTTCGCGGGTTTGCGGACGAACATCGAGAGCATCAAGTCGATGGAAGGCATCGACATCTGCTGGGTTGAAGAGGCGCAGACCGTCAGCCAGGCGAGCTTGGATATTCTCATTCCGACGATCCGAAAGCCGAACAGCCAGATCTATTTTACGTGGAACCCGAACAGGGCGGACGATCCGGTTGATGCGATGTTCTTGAGCGAGAACCCGCCGCCGAAAACGGTGTTTCTGCGCGTCAACTTTGACAGCAACCCCTGGTTCCCGAGCGTCTTGCGCGCCGAGATGGAATACGACCGCTCCCGCGACCCCGAGAAGTACAGCCACGTCTGGATGGGGTCGTATCTGACCAACAGCGAGGCGCGGGTTTTCCGCAACTGGCGCATCGAGGAGTTCGAGGCCCCGCCAGACGCCATACACCGGCTTGGGGCGGACTGGGGCTTCGCAGTCGACCCTACGGTGCTGGTCCGCTGCTACATCGCCGGGAGGACGTTGTACGTCGACTACGAGGCATACATGGTTGGCTGCGAGATCACGTCGACGCCCGACCTGTTTATGACGGTGCCGGACGCCGAGCGCTGGCCGATCATCGCGGATTCGGCGCGCCCCGAGACGATCAGCCACATGCGGCGGCACGGCTTCCCGAAGATTCTGCCCGCGGTGAAGGGGCCGAAGTCGGTTGAGGAAGGCATCGAGTGGCTCAAGAGCTTCGATATCGTCGTTCACCCGCGCTGCCAGCATCTGATCGACGAACTGTCGCTCTACAGCTACAAAACTGACCCGTTGACAGGCATGGTCTTACCTGCTCTCGCCGACCGCGACAATCACTGCATTGATGCGTTACGATATGCACTCGAGGGCGTGCGCCGGGCGAAGGTCTCAGCCACGCCCGCCGTGGTGACGCCGATTCCGATAGCCAACCGATGGTAATCGCATGGTCCGAATGACAAAGAGCGAGCGTCTCGACAAGCTCCACCAGGAGGCGATGTCGCAGTTTGACGACATTCAGTCGGCGCTTCGGGACGAGCGGCTGCAATGTTTGCAGGATCGGCGCTTCTACTCGATCAGCGGCGCGCAGTGGGAAGGCCCGCTCGGTTACCAGTTCGAGAACAAGCCGCGTTTTGAGGTCAACAAGGTTCACCTCGCTGTCATCCGCATCATCAACGAGTACCGCAACAGCCGCGTCACCGTCGACTTTGTTGCCAAGGACGGCGCGATTAACGACCGTCTCGCCGATACCTGCGACATGCTGTTCCGTGCGGACGAGCAGGATAGCGTCGCAAACGAGGCGTACGACAACGCCTTCGAGGAGGCGGTCGGCGGTGGCTTCGGTGCCTGGCGGCTGCGGACGTGCTACGAGGACGAGTACGACCCCGAGAACGAACACCAGCGCATTATGATCGAGCCGATCTATGACGCGGACTCGTCTGTTTTCTTCGACCTCGACTCCAAGCGCCAGGACAAGGCGGACGCCAAGCACTGCTTCGTCGTGTCATCCATGACGCGCAAGGCGTACAAGGCACAATACGGCGACAGCCCGTCCGACTGGCCGAAGGAGATCCAGCAGACGGAGTTCGACTGGGACACGCCCGACGTGGTGTATGTCGCCGAATACTATGTCGTCGAGGAGGTGTCCGAGCTGCTGCGCATGTGGCGTGACATCGGCGGCAACGAGGAGCGCTACACGCAGGCGGACTTCGACGCCGACGAGGAGCTGGAAGCAACGCTGCTCGCCATTGGCTCGACCGAGGTACGTCAGCGGCGCATCAAGAAGCGGCGCGTTCACAAGTACATCTTGAGCGGCGGACGCGTGCTCGAGGACTGCGGCTACATCGCAGGCACGTGCATTCCGATCGTGCCGGTATTCGGCAAGCGCTGGTTTGTTGATAACGTCGAGCGTTGCATGGGTCACGTGCGCCTGGCGAAGGACGCCCAGCGCCTGAAGAACATGCAGCTCTCGAAGCTCGGCGAGATCTCGGCGCTCTCGAGCGTCGAGAAGCCGATCATGGTGCCGGAGCAGGTCGCAGGGCATCAGATCCAGTGGGCGGAGGATAACCTCAAGAACTATCCATATCTGCTCATCAACCCGATCACGACGCCGGATGGCAGCCAGCAGGCAGCCGGTCCCGTTGCCTACACACGCAGCCCGCAGATTCCGCCGGCCATGGCCGCGCTCTTGCAGCTCACCGAAGTGGATATGCAGGACATCCTCGGCAACCAGGGCGAGGGCGACAAGATCGTCTCGAACATTTCGGGCAAAGCTATCGAGATGATCCAGCAGCGGCTGGATAACCAGACGTTTATTTACGTCTCGAACTTCGCCAAGGCGATGAAGCGCTGCGGCGAGATTTGGCTCTCGATGGCGCAGGAGGTCTACGTCGAGGAGGACCGCGCCATGAAGGGCGTGGATTCCGCGGGCTCAATGCAGCAGGTCGTCCTCATGCGCCCGCGGGTGGACGAGGAGACGGGGCGTCTCGAGCTCGACAACGACTTGTCCCGCGCCAAGTTCGACGTGGTGGCGGATGTCGGCCCGTCCAGCTCCAGCCAGAAGGCGGCGACCGTGCGCGCCCTTACCGGCATGATGTCGATCACGTCCGACCCCGAGACGCAGCAGGTCTTGCAAGCGCTCTCGATGATGAACATGGAAGCCGATGGCATTGCCGACGTGCGCGACTTCTTCCGCAAGCGCCTGGTCAGCATGGGCGTCGTCAAGCCGACCGAGACCGAACTCGAGGAGATGGCGGCGCTCGCAGGTCAGGAGCAGCCGACCGACCCGAACGCGATCTACCTGCAAGCCGCAGCCGAGGAGGCTGTCGCCAAGGCGGAGAAGGCGCGCGCGGACGTGCTCAACACCATCGCCGACGCCGAGCTGACGCAAGCCAAGACGGCGACGGAGCTTGCCAAGCTGCAAGGCGTAGCGCCCTCCCCTGCTCCTTCTGCGCCCGCCCAGCGCCCTCCCGCGCTTATGATTGCGGTAGGGGAGGGCGAGGAGATGGAGAAGGAAGAGGACGAGGAGGACGAAATCGAACGCGAGAAGCGGCTACTCGAGCTCGAGAACCTGCGCATCGACACCGCCATGAAATTCAACGCAGCACAACGCGCGGCAGGCGAGATGGTCGAGATGAGCGAGCAGATGCGAGAGCTGAAGGCGGCGGAGGAGTTCTTGAGCGACGCAGCCAAGCAGCTCGTGAGCGCCAGCGATGAGATCCAGTCGGCGATTAAGTCGCTCGTCGAGTCGAACAAGAAGAACGCAGAGGCCGCCATTGCGGCGATATCCAAACCGAAGCGCATTGTGCGCGAGAAAGGCCGAATCGTCGGCGTTGAGGTGGGCTGATGGCAACAAGCGTCTGGAACAAATTTAACGACTTCTCCGAGCAGCTCGTGCGCGGTGTTCACGACTTTGACGCTAATACGTTCAAGGTCGTGCTTACGAACAGCGCGCCAACGGCGGCTAACACCATCCTGACCGACATCACGCAGATCGCGAACGGCGGCGGCTATACGACCGGCGGCGAGACGACGACGATCACGA